GGAGTTTTGCGTCGGATTGACTCTATGTTCCTCCACGACAAGTGGTGGCGCGATAGGATCAATCTGCACAGTCAAGCACGATCACGTGAATTAGCCCTTTACGGGTCTAAGACAGGTAATTATGCCACTGTGGACCTTTCAGCAGCTTCAGATTCGGTCACACTACAACTTGTTCGGGACCTATTTGGGAATACCCATTTAGGCCGATGGCTACTTGGCACTAGATCAGTCTTCACATTATGTGGAGAGCAAACGGTCAGGATTCACAAGTTCGCCCCAATGGGGAGTGCTTGCTGTTTCCCGGTCGAGTGCATGATCTTCTGCCTTGCGGCTGAAGTTGCAGTGCGCCGGACTCGTAAACCGTCTTGCTATGCAAGACAAGTTTGCGTGTTCGGAGATGACATCATTGTGCCGAGCTACGCTGTCCACGAGCTGATGGAAATTCTTTCTCATCTTGGTTTCTCTGTTAACACAGAGAAGTCATTTTGGGAAGGGGACTTCCGTGAGGCTTGTGGCATCGAAGCTTGGCGCGGTCAAGATATCGCACCATGCCGTTTTCGGTCATGGAGCGACGGTATTCTTGGCCGTTGTTCTGACTACGACGAGATAGCGTCAATGGTGTCCTTTGCGAACGAACTGTTCGTAAGGGGCTTACACGATACTCGTGAATTCCTACTTGACTTGCTCTTCGATAAGAAGATCAAGCTAGGTGGGGGTCAGGAGTTTCGTGTCCAGAGTACTATCTTTTCGTCCTTTTCTGGCGAGAGTCAAACTCTCGCGTCACCATTCCCGACGAACTTCAATTTGGTAAAGAAGTTCAGTCGTCCCTTGCAGACTTATGTCTACAAGAGGGTGGTTTGGCAGGAAAGGCCGAGAACACGAAATTTGGGCTCGGAGATGTCTGAGTCCTATGACATGTGTGAATATGTCACTTGGCTCATTCGGCATCAACCGGGTGTACAAGATTTCGATGCTCTCTGGTCGGATGGCTGGATTGAAAGTGTGAGTGCAAACCCATACTCTCGTCTGCCTCTAGGAACAACAATGGTCCCCACTGTCAAGTGGGCGTTACCGCCTACCTACTTTTCAATAGGTTAGCGGTCCATCAATTTTCCCGAGGGAGTCAGTCAACC